AGATCTAATACCAAATGCGTATGAAATGGTGGACAAGAGGGTTATGGTTCCTGTTAATTTTCCTGAGTTTCAGTTTGTACTCCGCGAATCTCAACAAGCCGTCTATGACGAACTCGACGATAGCAGTATCATCAATGCGTGGGTAAGTTGGGGAAAAACATTTACAGGTTTGGCAATTGCAGGAAAATTAGGACAAAAAACATTAGTCATTACACATACAGTGCCACTGCGAAATCAGTGGGCAAAGGAGGTAGAGAAAGTATATGGAATCACCCCAGGCATTATTGGTAGTGGTAATTTCGATACCGATTCTTGTATTGTGGTTGGTAATACCCAAACACTCTACAGAAACATCGATCGAATTCGAAAACTTTTTGGAACAATTATCTTGGACGAAATGCATCACGTATCTTCGCCAACGTTTTCAAAAATTATCGACAGTAGTCACGCACGGTACAAAATCGGACTGAGCGGCACAATCGAGCGAAAAGACGGAAAGCATGTAGTCTTTCGCGACTACTTTGGTAGCAAACTCTTTCAACCTCCGAAAGAAAATTTTATGACTCCGAAGATAAATATTTATCGCTCGGAAGTACGCTTTATGGATGGTGCAAATATTCCATGGGCAAATCGGGTAAATAACCTGGCAAACAATGAGGAATATGTTCATAGTGTCTCGTTACTTGCATCCTACTATGCAGCACGAGGGCATAAGGTACTTGTAGTATCAGATCGCGTGCACTTTCTTAAGACTTGTGCACAATTAGTAGGAGAAAAAGCAATTTGTGTAACAGGGGAAGTCCCCCATGAAGAGCGCGAAAGCCTCATTGACGAGATAAACTATGGAGATAAAGAAATATTATTCGGTACTCAAGCTATATTTAGTGAAGGGATTTCAGTCAATTCCCTCTCTGTCCTTATACTCGGTACCCCTATCAACAATGAACCCCTCCTCACACAGCTCATCGGAAGAGTTATACGAGAGCAAGAGGGAAAACGAGACCCAATAGTGGTTGATATTCACTTAAAAGGAAAAACTGCAACTCGTCAAGCCTCTAATCGTATGGGGTACTATATGAAACAAGGCTATTCAATTGAACAGATATAACACAGAAAAATAGTTCTTGACTTTTTGTGCAGTTTGATGTATAATATGTTATTATATAATTGGAAGAAGATATTTGAAACGGCTGAAGGAAATCCTTTGGCCATTTTTATCATCTTTAGAATGATAACAACGGAGCATATTCCGTTGAATAAGTACGATAGAACATATCGCTACTCAAATACCAACTATAAAGGCGATTCCTTTTTAGTTCATCCTGATATCCTTTTATATTATTCATACAAATACGAGTATGCCGAGATAGCCCAGTATCTTGGCTTAGCCTCTATGCGTCCGTTAGCGGACTATAAAGCAACTGGGAAACTCAGTCTAGATCTAAATCTTTTAGAAGTAGACATTTCATTATTCGAAGATAACAGTCTACTTCATATTGATGATGAATTTCAACTTCACTTCAAATATGAAGAAGTCCCAAAGGAGAAAATACACTAATGGCACTATCATTTAATAAAGCCGCTGGAGGCGCTAAAAAGTCCAGCATCACTTCTTACTCTTATCGCGACGGCGACAACGAAGTCCGGCTCGTAGGTGACGTACTCGCACGATACGTTTATTGGCTAGAAGGTAAGAATGGAAAGAACATTCCTTTTGAGTGTCTTTCTTTTGATCGCAATGAAGAGCGATTTAACAACAAAGAAAAAGATTGGGTTCGTGAGTACTATCCTGATCTGAAGTGTGGCTGGAGCTACGCTATGCAGTGTCTTGACCAAGGAGAAGTCAAGCTCATCAATCTTAAGAAGAAGCTCTTTGAAGCCATTCTTACAGCAGCAGAAGACTTGGGTGACCCTACAGATCCAGAAAGCGGCTGGGATGTTAAGTTCAAGCGAGTAAAGACCGGGCCTCTGCCTTACAATGTAGAGTACCAACTCCAAGTCTTAAAGTGCAAGCAGCGAGCACTTGGGGAAAAGGAAATGGAAGCTCTCACAGAACTCAAGTCTATGGATGACGTTATGCCTCGTCCGACTCCTGATGCTCAAAAAACTTTGCTCGATGAAATTCGAGAAGAAACCGCCAAGGTTGATGAGGAGTCTGTAGAAGAGTTTGATTTGACATGATTCTATTTACGGCAGACTGGCATTTAAAGCTAGGTCAAAAGAATGTGCCCAAGCAATGGGCACTTAACCGTTATGGATTATTTTTCGAGCAGATACATAGTCTTGAAAATCAGTGTGAAATGCACATTATCGGTGGTGATCTTTTTGACCGTCTGCCTAGCATGGAAGAGTTGGAACTCTACTTCTCGTTTATTCGGGAAGTGGGGATTCCAACCCTTATCTATGATGGCAATCATGAAGCAACAAAGAAAAACAAAACATTCTTTACTCAACTTAAGCAAGTAACTAGAGATATAAATCCACTTGTAAAAATAGCAGATATTTCATATTATGATTCAGAGCTTGGTTTTAGTATTCTTCCTTATGCCGACTTACATAGAGAAGGAAGCATTGAAAAGTTTGTATCAAGAGCACCACTCTTTACTCATGTACGAGGCAAAATACCCCCACACGTCAAGCCAGAGGTGGACTTAGACAGATTTGAGGATTTTCCTATTGTATTTGCAGGAGACTTACACGCACATAGTAATAGTCAGAAAAATATTGTATATCCCGGGTCTCCGATGACTACTTCATTTCATAGAGCTAAAGTAAAGACTGGATACATTTTAATCAATCCAGAGGACTGGTCTTGGATTTGGGAGCCATTTGATCTACCGCAGTTAATAAGAAAAACAGTTACAGATCCAAGTGAGATGATACCTACAGAGTATCATCACACTATATATGAGATTGAAGGAGATATGCAAGAGCTTGCAAATGTAAAAAACAGCGATCTCTTAGATAAAAAAGTTGTCAAACGTACTAATGAAGCAACATTAGTAATTAATAAAGATATGACAATAGAAGAAGAATTAGTAGAGTATTTAACATATATTCTAGAATTATCAGAAACCCAGATTCCTAAAATAGTGAGTGTTTTTAATGATTACTCTGCAAAAGTTGAAATGGAGTAACTGTTTTAGTTATGGTTTAGATAATGAACTAGACCTTTCCTCGAATACAGTAACTCAATTAGTTGGAACAAATGGAATGGGCAAATCGTCCATACCTTTAATTATAGAAGAAGCACTTTACAATAAAAACTCAAAAGGAATTAAAAAAGCAGATATACCAAATAGATATGTAAATGCAGGGTATCATATACACTTAACATTTACAAAAGATGATAAAGAGTATGACGTCATTATTGATCGTAAGTCTAGTATTAAGCTTCGTCTTTTGGAAGATGGGAAAGATATTAGTTCTCATACAGCGACCAATACATATAAGACACTCCAAACTATTATTGGAATCGATTTCAAAACCTTCTCTCAGTTGGTCTACCAGAACACAAATAGCAGTTTGCAGTTTCTTACTGCAACAGATACGAACCGCAAAAAGTTTCTTATCGACTTACTTCAACTTGAGCATTACGTAAAGTTCTTTGAATTATTTAAAGAAGAGTCAAGACAGTGTATAATGGCTCTTAGCAGTATAGACTCAAAAATATCAACAATAGAAAAATGGTTAAATGATAATAAATTGAGTGATACATCCATACTGCCTCTGTCTAAAATTTCCATCGACACATCTGAAGACGAAGCAGAATCCGCCAGGATTATGATGGAAATTAAAAATATTTCCGAAAAAAATAAAAAAATTGTACAGAATAATACTTATAAAGATTTACTGGCTAAGATAGATATAACAAAAGCACAAAACTGTAGTATCCCAAGTAAACAATCCTATGATAGCTTACAAAGCGATCTTGGAAAGTTGTCACAATCGGTAGCGGGGTCAAAGAAACTTTTGGCAAAGCTAGAAAAATTAGGAGATCATTGTCCAACTTGCGAGCAGGCCGTTGATCCAGAATTTAAACAGTCTCTAATAAATGATGAGGCAAGAAAAATAGCGGAAGCTAGGAAGGAAGAATATGAAATTGAGGGAAGAATATCAGAAATTAAACGAGACAATGCAGAGTATGACGCTGCAAGAAAAGATCAGCGAGAGTGGGAGGATTTGTACAGAAGCATTGACAGAACTCTCCCAGTGGCCGTCTTGGACAAAGGAGAGCTGGAAGAGCGCTTGGCAAGAGTACGAGCTGACTTGGTTTCAGCAAAAGAGTCTTTGGAGGAAACAGCAAGAAACAATGAGCGAATCACCCGAAGAAACACCCGAATCCAAGTAATTCTTGAGCAAACAGATGAGTTTAAAAGTCAGCTAGACTCCGCTCAGGACGAGTTAGTAGCACAACAAGAGGTTGTAAATAATTTAGAAGTATTGAAAAAAGCTTTCAGTACAAACGGATTACTTGCATATAAAATAGAAAATCTTGTAAAAGACTTAGAAGAATTAACAAACACATATCTTGCAGAACTTTCAGATGGACGATTTACACTTGAGTTTGTTGTATCAAATGATAAACTTAATGTTCAAATTACTGACAATGGTAACATTGTAGATATTCTCGCTCTATCTAGTGGAGAGCTAGCTCGCGTGAATACTGCCACTCTGATAGCTATTCGTAAGCTCATGAGTAGTATATCAAAATCTAAAATAAATATATTATTCTTAGATGAAGTTATTGCAGTTTTAGATGATGTAGGTAGAGAAAAATTAGTAGAAGTTCTTTTAGGCGAAGACTTAAATACTTATGTAGTAAGTCATGGGTGGACACATCCTTTACTTGAAAAAGTAGAAGTTATCAAATCAGGAAATATAAGCAAACTGGAGTAAATAATGGAACCAGATGATAATTTAGGCACACAATGGACGCAAGGTTTCATGATGTGTGAGAATATGAAAGACTATTTTTTAGGAAAGATAAAATACCACGAAACAAATATACAAATCTATTTTAAAAGTCCTGTTGGAATCGGAGAGCATCCTGATGTTGTAGGTGCAATCGAAGACCAACTAGGAAGGCTCGCAGAGTACAAAGAAAAATTAGATATACTTCGAGAAATAGAGAGGAGATTGTGGTAGATAGCAGAGCAAAAGGTGCTCGAGGGGAATATCTAGTAAGAGATTTATTAAGAGAACATACCGGCCTTCAGTTTGAGAGAGTCCCGAGTTCCGGGGCTCTTGAGTATTTAAAGGGAGATTTGTATGTTCCGCACGAAAAAAATAAGTATTGTATAGAAGTAAAAAACTATTCAGACTCTCCTCTTACTGACAAAATTTTTACCGCGCCTAGAACCAATAATCTTATTCGGTGGTGGAATAAAGTAGTACAACAAGCGCACCAAGGTAATCAAGAACCGTTGTTGTTTTTTAAATATAATCGCTCCCCTATATTTGTAGTAGCAAAAGATAAGCCAGAAAATTTTTCTCTCTGGATAGATATAAATTTTTTAGGATGTTACGTAATGGTTGCAGATGAGTGGTTAAAAAACGAAAATCCGGAGTTTCTAAATGGCGTTTAACTTTACAGATAAGATACTAGATGATGACGAAAATGCAGTACTGGTGGTGGATTCACTGAATCTTGCATTTCGCTGGAAACATCAAGGCAGAACAGATTTTAGATACGAGTATGAAAAAACTATCGAAAGTTTAGCAAAATCGTATAATTGTAAAAAGATTATTGTTACAGCAGATTGGGGATCTTCTACATATAGAAAAGACATTTCTCCAGATTACAAACAAAATCGAAAAGAAAAATTTGCAAATCAAAGTGAAGAAGAGAAGATAGCGTTTGAAGAGTTCTTCGAAGAGTTTGAAGCGTCTTTAGAGATACTTTCAGAAAAATATCCTATTCTTCGCTATAAAGGTGTAGAGGCAGATGATATTGCAGCACACCTAGTAAAATACCGAGATAAGTATCAATTAGAACATATTTGGCTTGTTTCGAGTGATCGTGACTGGGATTTACTTATACAAGAAAATGTAGCAAGATTCTCTTATGTCACTAGAAAAGAAGTACGTTTAGATAACTGGAGGGAACATTACGAAGTTGAACCTGAAGATTATATTTCTCTAAAATGTCTTACAGGGGATAAAGGAGATAATGTTCCAGGAATTCCTGGCATTGGCCCGAAGAGAGCAGTTCAGCTTATAAAAGATTACGGCGATGCAATGGACATTTATAATGCTACTCCAATACCGAGTAAGTATAAACATATACAAGCATTGAATGAAAATGCAGAACAACTGCTCACAAACTATGAGCTAATGGACTTAATGACCTACTGCGACGATGCAATAGGCAAGGAAAATATTTCAGATATTGGATGTAAATTAGATGAATATAGATATTGATTTTCGTAGAGATCGTTATCTCTCACAATTTAGTATAAAAACATTACAAGACAGATACCTAGTTGATGGAGAGGGTTCTCCACAACAGGCATTTGCACGAGCAGCGGAGGCATTTGCAGATGATGAAGGACATGCCCAGCGACTGTATGATTACGCTAGTAAGCTTTGGTTCATGTTCTCTACTCCCATCCTTAGCAATGGAGGTACTAAGCGCGGTCTTCCTATTAGCTGTTTTCTCAATTACGTGGATGATAGTAGAACGGGTATCACCGACCACTATACAGAAAATGCGTTTCTCAGTTCAGTCGGTGGTGGCGTTGGTGGTTATTGGGGCGATATACGTTCAGTGGGTTCGAAAACCAGTAATGGATCTGAGTCTACAGGCGTTATACCATTTCTTAAAGTCGTAGATGCAGAAATGCTTGCATTCTCACAAGGAGTAACAAGACGTGGAAGCTATGCTGCATACTTGCCGATGTCTCATCCAGAAATCGAAGAATATATGGATATGCGTAAGCCTACTGGAGGCGATGTTAATCGTAAGTCTACAAACCTTCATCATGGTGTTATTATCCCTGACAATTTTATGGAACTTATAGAGCGTGCCACAAAAGAAGAGGGATTTGATGATAGTTGGCCTTTAGTAGATCCTAATAGTGGTATTACTACAAAAGTTGTATCTGCAAAAACATTATGGGTAAAGTTAATTCAGAATCGTGTAGAAACTGGAGAGCCATATATTATGTTTGGTGATACAGTACAGGAAGGATTGCCAGAGTGTCAAAAACAGCTTGGACTAAAAGTAAATCAGTCAAATCTTTGTAGTGAAATTACACTTCCTACAAATGAAGATCGTACCGCAGTGTGTTGTCTTTCAAGTGTAAACTTGGAAGAATATGATGAGTGGAGTAATGATCCTCACTTTATTCCTGATTTAGTTCGTATGTTAGATAATGTACTAACTCATTTTATAGAAAATGCACCGAATGAATTAGCAAAAGCTAAATACAGTGCCGAAAGAGAACGTAGTATTGGACTCGGGGCTATGGGATTTCACGCCTATTTACAGAGACATAATATTCCTTTTGAGTCCCCAATGGCTAAAGGCAGGAATATGTCAATGTTTTGGCACATTAAATCAGCAGCGGAGGTTACAAGTGAAAAATTGGCTAAAGAAAGAGGTGAAGCGCCTGATGCTGTTGGCACTGGACGTCGTAATGTTCATTTGTTGGCTGTTGCTCCTAATGCTAGCAGCTCCATTATTTGTGGCAATACAAGCCCTAGCATTGAGCCATATAGGGCTAATGCATATACTCAAAAAACTAAAAGTGGCAGTTCATTACAAAAAAACGAGTACTTACAAGCGATACTCCAAGATTTAGAAATGGATACCGATGAGGTATGGAAAGGAATTGTAACTAATGGAGGCTCTGTTCAAGATTTAGACTTTTTAGATGACTGGACAAAAGACGTATTTAAAACTGCTGTAGAAATAGATCAAAGATGGGTAATTGATATGGCAGCAGATCGACAAAAACAAATTTGTCAAAGTCAGTCTTTAAATATATTTTTTCCTTCCGATGTATCAAAACAAGAATTGCATGCCATACATATGTTGGCTTGGAAAAAGAAAGTAAAAACACTCTACTATTTACGTAGTGAAGCACACAAAAGGGCAGAAAATGTATCAGATGAAGTCCTACGGCAAAGAATTTTTGAATCAATGGACGAAGACGCTTGCGTAGCGTGTGAAGGATAAATATGAATTTATTACAGGAAAGAGAGTACTACAAGCCTTTTAACTATCCTTGGGCTTATGAGCATTACAAAAATCAACAGCATATGCATTGGCTTCCGGATGAAGTCAATCTTGCGGATGATTTAAAGGATTACAGAGAGAAACTAACGCCTGGAAATAAGTTATTGCTTACGCAAATATTTCGTTTCTTTACTCAGGCAGACGTAGATGTTTGTTGCGGATACGCTACTCATTATTTACCTACATTTAAGCAACCAGAAATACGTATGATGCTATCGGCTTTTGCTGCAATGGAAGCGGTACACCAAGAAGCATATTCTTTACTATTAGAAACACTTGGCTTTGGGGATGATGAGTACCAAAAGTTTATGGATCATAAGGCAATGATGGATAAACACGAGCATTTATCTACTTTTGGTATGGATACTCCAATGAATATTGCAAAGACTATGGCAATATATTCTGGTTTTACAGAAGGAGTACAGTTATTCAGTAGTTTTGCAATTCTATTAAACTTTCCTCGTCATAATCTTATGAAAGGTATGGGTCAAATTGTAACTTGGAGTATTCGAGATGAAAGTTTACATGTAGAGGGAATGTCTCAACTATTCCGAACTTTCATTGCAGAAAATCCAGAACTTTGGAATGATGATCTGAAGTATGAAATTTATTGTGCTGCAGAGCGTACAGTTGAGCTAGAAGACGCATTTATTGATTTATGCTTTGAAGGAGCCGATGTACCAGATCTTACTCCAGAAGAAGTAAAAGAATATATTCGATATATCGCAGATCGAAGATTATTAGGTCTTGGAATGAAGAAAATCTTTCATAGTGAAGACAATCCTCTTCCTTGGTTAGACTATATGCTAAATGCAGTAGAACATGCAAACTTTTTTGAAAACCGTGCTACCGAGTATGCTCGAGCTAGCACAACAGGTAACTGGCAAGATATTTTTAAATAGGAGAAAAAATGCAAATTATTAACCCAGAAAATCCTACGGTCGTTCTTGGAGGAGAAGAGTACGAAGTATCAAAAATGACCGATAATGGAAAGTACTATGTAGATCAAATTCAAGATTTGAATATACAAACAAATCAACTGCAAGCAAAATCTCATCAGATTGAAGTTGCACGAGTAGGCTTTGTAAGCCTGCTAAAAGCGGAACTTGAAGCTCAAGAGAGAATCTTTGCCGGAGGAGAGGACGAAGATGGCAGCGAAGAAGCCCCTACAGAAGAAGTCTCCGCCGAGTAATGGAGTAGAGATACCTCTACTACCAGAAGAAGACTGGGAAAACGAAGGGGGGTATAGGGACGGGCTTGCAATGCAAGTAGATGATGAGAAAATAGATCCAAAAAGCTTATCAGATAAAGCTATCTCATATCTTGCTCAGATTCAAGATTTACAAGAACAATTAGAGCAAGAGAAGTTAAAAGTTGAACGACTTGAAATGGCAATACGTGGATTCACAATGGCACTTCAAGAAGAAATAAAGGGGCTCTAGGCCCCTTTTTTTATTAGAAAGTTATGCTACCAGTGCCTGCTGTAAATGTATAAACATGCCA